AGCCACACCAATCCCCAGCTTGAAAAAATTAAAATACACTCAAATCAGAAATGGATAACGTAGTTAAACACATCTACCCTAAACTCAATGCCCCCGGGCAAATAATCAAAAATAAGAAAGGGCAATACACCCTTGACGTCAGAGGCATGATGCAAGTGGAGTATGGAGGGTTCCCCTTTAACCGAGCTCTTACAATGTCACAATCCATGACATACCTTGGCAACGTTAAGGCTAGGGTTGAAGGTGGACCCAGTGACTTTGATGGAATTAGCCGGCTATTCTTAACACCGGAGGGGTTGATAAACTTTTCGACAGTTGCAACCCACTTAAAAAGCCACGGAGGGCAGCAGAACCAGGCTTGGTCTGCATACATGTCTAACGTTGAGCGGTGGACATGGGCTGATAACCATGTAGCACTACTCGTAAATATGTTGCGTTACACTATGCTTAAGCGGTTTGCTGAAGCGAGTGATACGGGTGACCTCAAGGCAGGCATGCCACACTACAACGACGGTCATGTACGCATAGACAGAGATGCGGTCGCCGGCCTCAACCAGGAACCAGGTGATGGGTTCAGGTGGCCAGGGAACCTCGACGAAGATAGCTGGCCTGGGTTTGAGCGGACAACCGAGTACGCGCCTGCAGTTATCACAGAGATGATCGATTGCCGTAGCCTTACGCAGCGACAAACGCTATTCGTTCTAATGATGACAGGTGCCTGGAAGCGCAGGAGCAAGTATATGCTTGACTTCGACACTCCACGGCTATCAGCAGGTATCGTATATAGGGGTGATCACGCCATCGACATGATCGGCTGGCTGCAGGCAGATGCTGGTCAACAGCAGCTCGACATGCCTGCCCCTTTGTCCAGTGCAGACGCTTGGGGAGCGCTCGCGGCTTACGTCGGTCAGAATAGGCTCTTCAACCAGTTCTCAACCGCTCTGTATCTCGTATGTGGTGCAATGTGCCAGATGTTACCAGCTACGGCTGAGGGTCAGCTGTGGTTAACACGTGAAGTCCAGCTCAAAATACCGCAATTCAAGTCGGTGCGGGGTCGGTTTCCTTTCTTTAATGAAGGGGAGGCCGCACTACTTAACCACAGGGCCTTACAGGAGTGGAGTTATATCAACAACACCCTTGTGCGTATCGCACTAATGGGTTCGATCATGGCCCAAGCTTACCAAACCGGGCTCGCCATCCGAAACATAAGGCTGAACATAGAGGAAGAACCACGTGATATTTACACTTCCAAGCTTGCATTCCAGAAAATGGAGAACCACTACTCGGCGGCAATGGCTGAGGCTCTGCGCATACCCGTACCGTTATCAGGAATGAGTGAGGCATACATATACTATAGTGACGAGTTCGATGGCAGGCTAGCCGATTCGTGGGTACAGACGGTAACCCCATTTCAAACGCCTGCCCCAGGGTACGAGTCTGTAGAACGGAGAAACTGTCACTGCCTGCGAGTGTGGACCTTACCGATGGCTGGGGTCCCGACTTTGTTACTACCACTAGATAGCTTCCCTGGTTTAACGCCCTTCGCTCTTAAGGGTGAACTGGACGGTGTTTCTATGCATAGAAACAAGTTCGGCTGGCATGCGACACCGTATCAGGCCTGGCACTGGGCATGGGCCGCACGTCTTTGTGGTTACGATGTTGAGATATCGTCAACGCATATGCTCGAGGGGGCGAAACGACCTTATGCGCCGAATGAAAGTTCTTGGACATGGCCACTGATGGTGACGCAAGCTTCGCAGGGAGAGAAGTTGACCATTAGCAAGTTAAGAGAGAGACCGAACCACTTCATTGAACTGCCTTTGGTTCACAGTAAGTTCTTTACCGGCAAGCTCAAGTTCTCATTTACGCCGATGCATCACCTGGTGACTGATGGCGACCGGACGAACTCATCAGAAATTTGCGAGTTTCACGGTTATGCTAACGCTCTAGGGGTGACTAACGTAAAGATCGATGTACCAGCCGGTGTGCAGTTGTTGCGGGGTTACATTGCGAGGGCTGACCAGGATTTTCAATTTGTCAACGCTGTTCAGGGTGGGCTGATCCCGCCCGCACCAGAGGCGATACCTGTCCTAGCTGCGGTCGCAGACCCCGCACCTGGATAGACCAGGCGATTATGTCACAACCCGCCGGTATTGTGACATTACACTGCTCTAACCCGGCATTGCCTGAAGCTGAGTTCACGCAGCGTAAGGCGGCACTTAAAGGCAGAAGAGCGCCTATCCGTGTTGTCCCACTATCACGGACCTGTGTGCCAGTGTGGGTACGCTTCAGCACCACCACAATCATTAGCTGTGCGCGAGACAAGGCGACACACGTCCTTATCCATGTCTCAGATCAAAAGGATGAAATAACAGGGGTGGGGCATTTTCGAGTAGCAAAGTATTCAGTACCTGTGACTATGGTTTCGAACGGTGGTATTAATGCATTGTATCTAGACGTCGAGTATCCTGTAACCCAACTGCCACCTCTGGTAAAACAACGGTTATCGGTGATGTACTCGATGGTAGACAATTACGACTTCTCTGATGTGGATGGTTGCAACACACCAGCGCTTATATTGAAGCCGACGTTCGCAGGAGTGTACCCGCGTGTAACGACCCTCCCACCGAAAGTGGGGGAGTTTGACAGGGCCAAGGTAACAGGTGAACATCACACACACATAAGACCAGAGGAGGTGTGGGACGCGTTTAAGGCTGATGCGAACCGTGTTTACATAATGAGCGTATTATTGAGTAAGCTGCGTAGAGTATCGGGAGTAACAGAAGCATTCGTCGCCACGGCGTTGTTATATGTGGCCTCAATCAAACTT